TTGGTCAATCAGGTAAACATCTACACACTACCACAAGAAGTACAAAGTGTGCGCCAAATCTTTAGGCGATCGTTTGGTGTTGCTACAGGGCCCGGAAGTAACTTTGACCCTTTCAGTCAAGCACAGATGAACGTGTACCTGATCAACTTCAACGAAGCAGGTGGACTTGCAACATATGACTTTTATAGTCAATATGTTGAATTGGCCGCACGTATGTTTGGAGGGTTTTTAAATTACACTTGGAATCCGGTTACCAAGAAACTGCAACTAATTCGTAATCCCTCTGGGGGTGGCGAAGTGGTGTTGCTTTGGACTTACAATCTCAAACCCGAAATTCAATTGCTGAGTGATTACCAAATCCAACAGTGGATCCGTGACTACATGGTTGCGGCCTGCAAGATGATCATTGGTGAAGCACGTGAAAAGTTTGGCACTATCGCCGGACCTCAAAACGGCACTACCCTCAACGGTGCGGCCATGAAAGCCGAAGCACAAGCCCAAATGGATGCCAAGATCCAAGAACTGGTCATGTACGTGGATGGATCACAACCACTTACATTTGTGATTGGCTAATTCAAGTTTGATATTGATCTAAAAATCTGCTATACTACATGTATGGCACACCTGATGATTGATCTTGAAGGCTTGGCAACAGGCCCTGACACCACTATTCTTACCATAGCCGCTCAAGCATTTGATCCCTTTGGCGATGGCTATTACGACCGACATTACTATGCTAGAGTCACACTGGAAAGCCAGGAAAATCGTGTGATTGACAATGGGACAATTGCATGGTGGGCTACACAACCTGACCACGCTCGTGAAGAAGCATTTGGCGAACAAGATCGAATTCCCTTAGATCAAGCACTAGATGAGTTAGGCAAACTAATTTGGCACTCCAAAATGATCTGGAGTCAGGGACCCACGTACGACATGAACATCCTTGAGCATGCCTACAAGAGTTATAGCAAAGCCCTGCCTTGGAAATACTACATGGTACGGGATTCAAGAACAGTGTTTAGCCTCTGGCCCGAACTGCCCAAGCCTCCTACTAGTCATCATGCACTGGAAGACTGCCGCAGACAAATTGGTATGCTTCAAGACACGCTGAAATATCTCAACGTAAAGGAACTGATTTGAAAATTATAAGAATAGATGATATATCTTTCAAAGATGATAATTTAGTTAACACACTCGTTGATCTTTCCAATGCACAGCCATGTGCATTTGGTATATTTTCTGAAGTATTTCTCACTAGTAAGAAGTTAGTTCCTATACTTGAACAATTGCCACCAGGATACAAAATAATATTAGATCGATCACACCAATCACAAGCAGTTGACTGGCCTATTCCGACATTGTATATAGATTGGCATTTGCTACGAGTTAACAATGCAATGGATACAAAAGGATTACAAAATAACAGTTGTTATAATCCTGTCACTGATAAATTTTTGTTTTTAACTGGTAAATCATACAAGTTACAAAGAATTAAATTGTTATGGATGTATGCTCAGGCGAATCTATTAGACCGTGCGGTATGGAGTTTATTCTTAGATAATAATACCGTGAAAAACTGTCGCAAATTTTTGCCCGAACTTGATGAGTTAGAGTTAACAAAGTTTTTAACACAATACCAACGTAATCCAGACAACATTGAATTAGAAAAACATGAAGCACAAGTCCTCTCCGGAACTTGGTGGCAAAAAAATCTCTATGAGCAAACCAGTTTGAATGTGATTAGCGCAACAGAATTTGTTAATAATTCTTATGATATGATACTATGTGAGAAAATCTGGAAGCCCATTATAAACTGCCAACCTTTTATCGTTGCTGGACAACAAAATACATTAAATCGCTTGAAGGATTTAGGTTTTCAAACTTTTGAAAAGTATATGGTATACCCAGATTACAGCAACGAATCAAATACACAAGAAAAATTAAAGAAAATTGTGGCCAACACTGCTGGGTTTTTGGATAATATAAATATCTATCAAACACAAGTAACCCAAGATGTTGAGCATAATTATAATCACTTCTTCCAAGTGGTTGATAATAACATGACACAGTTGCGAGAGTTTGTTGAAGACAATCAATTAATTTTAGACTTTACAGGAAGACATTTATGATCATTGGAGTATGTGGATTTATTGGCTCGGGCAAAGACACTATTGCCGATTATCTCACTAACTTTCATGGATTTCGCAGAGAATCATTTGCATCAACATTAAAAGATGCTGTGGCACAGGTATTTGGGTGGGATCGCACACTGTTGGAAGGGCGCACAAAACAAGCCCGTGAATGGCGTGAACGTGTGGATCCTTGGTGGGCAGAACGCCTGCACATGCCCACACTGACACCGCGCTGGATCCTACAATACTGGGGCACAGAAGTATGCAGGGCAGGATTTCATGATGACATCTGGATTGCCAGTTTAGAAAACAAACTACGCCACAGTCAAGATGATGTTGTTATAAGTGACTGTAGATTTCCTAACGAAATTCGTGCAATCAAAAATGCTGGTGGGCGTGTTATCAGAGTCACTCGCGGTTCCGAACCTGCTTGGTATGAGTCGGCGGTGAGTGTAAATCGTGGCGCCAATGGCAACACCACCTGGGCCTTAAGCCACAAAAAAATGGAAAAATTAGGCATTCATGCCAGCGAAACTGCCTGGGTGGGTACAAATTTTGACGCTGTGCTAGACAACAATGCCACAGTGGATGATCTATTTGCACAGATCAATGATCTGCTTGCAGGTCTCCAGGTCGCCAAGGAACGTCCAGGCGTTTAACTTCTTCCACACAGTTTAGACAAACTGTGCGTAGGTTACTGAGTTGGGTGTTGACCAAGCGTCCGTCCATGTGATATACCACCAGTTGGCTGGCATATCTTGATCTAAAACCACAGCGATCACACACAGTCTTTTTCTTGTAACCAGATGATTGCCAACGTGGCACAGGTGCCTTTTGTTGTCGCCCACGACGTATACAGTTGTCGCATCTGCTACGATAAAACAACACATCTGCACGGCGATAATTCACAGCCACTGGACGTTGATTACAAGCAGAACAAATGGGTCTCATGTGATATTTAGTCCCACGAACCTTTCCAAAGGGCACCGCAACCAGTGCTTTTTTGGTCGCTTGCGATAAATATCTTTAAGTTTTATAAGGAGCCAAAATGGCACTAATTTCCCCAGGTGTACAGGTCACCATCGTCGACGAAAGCAATTATCTTTCAGCAGCTACCAATTCAGTTCCGTACTTTTTGATTGCCACAGCGCAAGACAAAGTGTCAGGATCTGGAGTAGGAGTAGCAGCAGGAACACTTGCAGCCAATGCCAATCGAGCCTATTTGATCACCAGTCAGAGAGATTTGACTGCTACCTTTGGCAATCCATTTTTCTACAAGACCACAGTTGGCACACCAATCAATGGCTATGAACTCAATGAGTATGGATTGTTGGCTGCCTATTCAGCACTGGGTGTGAGCAACAGAGCCTACATTCAACGATGCGACATTGATCTGACAGAACTCACAGCCAGTTTGGTACGTCCCACCGGCGAACCTGACAACAACACCTACTGGTTGGACACTGCCAACACGCTATGGGGTATATTCGAATGGAATTCAGTCACTGAGGCGTTCAGCAATCAAGTGCCCACAGTGATCACAGACACTGTGTATCTCAGCAGTGGTGTGCCTGTCACTGATTTTGGCGCCATTGGTGATTATGCAGTAGTAGCAACTAACACAGCCAATCCAATTTATTATAAAAATGGTGCTGTGGTGGCCGCATCCGGCAATTCCACCACACTTAGTAATTTGTACAACAGTTGGGTATTGGTAGGCAGCAATGACTGGAAGTTGAGTTGGCCCACTGCCACTGCTACCAATGCGGTAACTGCCGATTTGACTGCTACTAATACTATTGTGATCAACGGAACATCAGTTGCAGTTCCTGTTTCACCCAACAACGATGTTGCAGGACTCAGTGGTGCCATCAACAGCGCGGCCATAACAGGCGTATACTCAGCAGTGATTGACAACAAATTGTGTTTGTTTGCTGATGCCACAGCCACAGCAGATGGTAGCACAGCAGATGAAGGCATCATAGTGATCAACAGTGTGGGCAGCACTGCTGGTCTCATAACAACACTGGGATTCACAACCAATGACGCTTATTATGCTCCAGTATTGCAACAAAGTGTGAGCTATCAAAATCCACGTTGGAACGCATCAGGAACCACACCAAGACCCACGGGCTCAGTGTGGAACAAGATCAACAGTGTGAATCTTGGCACCACAATGGTGGTGAAGAAATATTCCACAGCATTGGCAGCGTTTGTGCAACAGGCTGCCACTGTGTATGCCAATGACTATACTGCCAATGCCAGTCTGGATGCAACCGGTGGAGGAAAAAATATTCCTGCAGGAACCACATACACTCAGTATAATGTGGATCCAGAAGCCAGCGGTGTGGTTGCAGACCCCTACAACAACACCTATACTCTACAGGTGTTTGAACGTGTGACTCTGGGAGCCACAGTGGTCACCGGCGATGACACCACACCTGTATTCACAAATGGCGAAACATTCACTATTCAAACATCAACTGCTAATTCCAGCACGTTGACTCTTGCGGTCACGGCCACTTTGACAGGCACCACAACTGCGGCTTTTGTGTCAGCGGTGTCTGCTGCAAATGTGGCTGGTGTGACTGCCTCAGTGAGTTCCACAGGTGCCATTGTGTTGACACAGAGTCTGGGTGGTGTGATTGTGCTGAATGATGTGACCGGCACGCCGGTGGCCGACGCAGGTTTCAACTCCACAGTGGCTGGTTGTAGAACCAGCGTGATCGACAATGAATCTACGTTATTGTTGTCAGGCTGGGAAGCATTGACCTACACTGCCAGCGCCAATGCACCAGACCAAGATCCTGCAGACGGACGCTATTGGTACTACAGTGCAGTAAATCAGGTTGACATCATGATTCAAGGTGGCACAGGATTTATTGGTTATCGCAATGAAACCAACGACATTCGTGGTGACAATCTAAGTCTTACTGATCCCAATGGTCCACAGATCTCGGCCTCAGCACCTACCACACAAAGCAACGGCACCACTGCCTTGGCCTATGGTGATTTATGGATTGACACTTCGAATCTTGAACTGTATCCTGTGATCAATCGTTGGTCTGTTGTGGATGGAGTTGATCAATGGGTTATCTTGGACAACACTGACCAAACTACTGAAAATGGTGTGCTGTTTGCAGATGCTCGCTGGAGTTCCACAGGCACAGTGAATCCCATCACAGGTGCATTACCAACCATTACCAGTTTGCTGACCAGCAACTATCTTGATGTGGATGCTCCAGACTATGAATTGTATCCAACAGGCATGTTGTTGTTCAACACTCGTAGATCAGGTTTCAACATGAAAGAGTTCAAGGTAGATTATTTCAATGCAACAGATTTTGCATATGACACATGGTCCAGTACTGTATCTTATGCTGCAGGTGATCAGGTGTTGTACAACGCTGAATTGTACGTGTGCATTTTGGCACCCACTGCCAATCAGGCACCCTCCAACACCACATACTGGAGTGATCTTGAAGTCAACAGTTGGGTCAATGCCAGTGGTAATCGTGATGACGGATCACCCTACATGGGACGTTTTGCACAGC